CCGGCTCGGCAGCGGTCGAGGCGGCAGTTCTCGCCGACGTGACGCTCGGGGGGCAATGCCGCGATCTCCATCTTAACAGTGTGGACTATGTTATCGAGCCCGATGAAGACAAACGCTTCGGCACGGCTCGGCACACTTTCAACTGCATCTATTTAACCACCGACTAACATGGCAAATCATCTCGGCCGCGAAGGCCTCGTCAAAATCTCCACCACTGCAATCGGCGAGCTGCGGAACTACAGCCTGTCGCATTCCTCGGACACCGTCGAAGATAGCGTGATCGGCGACACCTACCGCACGCGGCTCGCGACGATGAAAACGTGGAGCGCATCGGGCGATCTCTACTGGGACGAGACCGACGCGGGCCAGCTCCTTATCACCATCGGAAGCGTAGTGACGCTCAACCTCTACCCAGAGGGCGACACGAATGGGGATAGATACTACGGGGGCTCAGCGATCGTCACGAAATTCGACATTTCCGCCAGCTTTGACGGCATCGTGGAAGGCTCCATTGCCTTCGAGGGTAACGGCGCTCTGAGCACGCTGACCGCCTCCTAATTTCTTAGCAGCAAAACACACACAACACAATGGAAGCAATCGACCTCGTCAGAGAACACTTCGCCTCCCTCGGCACGCGCAAAATCGACGTGCCCGAATGGAAGCTCGTCGTCCACGCATCGCCGGTCACGCTCGGCGAAAAAAACCGGCTCTATCGTCGCAGCAAAGAGAATGACATGGAGCTGCTCGTGGACATCTTGATTATGAAGGCCACGGACGAGCACGGCGCAAAACTCTTCACGATCGAGCACAAGCCGACGCTCTTGAACAAGGCCGACAGCAACGTCGTGGGACGCATCGCCAACGCCATTCTGGCCGAAAACGGGCCGAGGGCGGACGACTTAAAAAACTGATTCACGGCGGAGAAGCTGCCGACTTCCTCGCCGTGTATGCCCTCGCGGACCGTCTCGGCAAATTCGCAAGCGAAGTGCTCGCCATGCCAGCGCAGGAATTGAACGGCTGGCTCGTTTACATCGAACATCAAAACCGGAAACTGAAGCATCATGGCTGAAGCTACATTCACATTGCGGGCGGTCGATGCGACTCGGGCGGCGTTTGCGAGCGCGCAGAACTCTCTGACCAAGCTCCATTCCACGGCGAAAATCGTCGGGACTGGAATGGCGACTTTCTTCGGATTCTCCGCAGCAATCGGAGGCGCGAGGAGACTGAACTCGGCAATGGAGGACGCGGAAAAGAACGCGAAGAAGCTCGGTTTAAGTAGTGAAGATTTGGATGCGCTAACCGTCGCGACAAACTTCGTCGATGTTGCGATGATGAAGATGCAATCAACGGTCGCGAAGGGAATCGGTGCGTTTGCAAGACTGTTTTCGGGCGCTGGAACCGGAGCAGACGCAGCCGCAGCACGCATCACGCGCATTTCTCCAGAACTGGAAAAGCTCAAGAAGCAGGCCGATGACGTGCGCGATTCAATCTCGATGATTGGCGCAACGGACTCGGTGAAATTCGCAGCAATCGGTGACGAAATCGCGAAGATCAATCGAGAGATAGAGCAAAGCGACAAGTCCGTTGACGCCGAGAAAAATGCAGAGCGCGGCGTGAGGATTGCTGAGCTGCAAAAGTCGAAGGCCGAGATGGCTTACGCCGCTTTCAAGTCAATGGACGAAGCTAAGATTGCAGTCACAAAAACGGATGCGGATTATGCGATGTCGCTTCTATCGGAAACAGAGCAACAGACGAAAAACAATGTCGCAATAAGAGAAAGGGAACAGGCGTTGGTCAGTTTAAAAGCGGCGCTCGGAGACAAAACCAAGCCATTTGATTTCGCCACAGCTAGCCCGCGTGAAATTCAGATGATGGATGAAATGAAAAAGAAGCTTGGGGAATACAACGAACTCCTCGGTAAGCGTAAGGTCATCGAAACCGACCTGCAAATCATCGCACGCAACGCGGGCAGCATGATCGCAAGCGGCTTCGAGGACGCAATTTTCAGCGGGCAAAAGCTCGGCGAGGTCATCCGGTCGCTCGGCATGGATTTGATGCGGATGGTGTTTCAGCAGACCGTGACCGCTCCGCTGGCGGCGGGCATCAGCGGCGCAATCCTCAAGGGCTTCGGCGCTCGTGCAATGGGCGGACCTGTCAGCGCGGGTTCCCCCTACATGGTCGGCGAAAAAGGCCCCGAGCTATTCGTCCCCAGCTCCTCGGGCAGCATCGTGCCGAACGGCGCAATGGGCAGCAGCGGCGGGGGCTCGGGCGGCGTCACGGTCAATTACAACATCGCGGCAGGCGTCTCGCGCGCCGAGCTGGTGCCAATCCTCGAACAAGAGCGGCGGCGGCTCAAGGCCGAGATTCCTGACATGGTGCGCCGCGGGGGAAGCTATCGCGCAGCGTTCGCTTAAAAGTCATGGCTATCTCCTACCCGCTTTCTCCGCCGTCTCCGTTCAACCTTTCGCGGCTTTCGTTTACCGGCGTCTCGGCGACCTCGCGCAATACATCGCCGTTTACGATGCAGACCCAGCAATACAATTGGCCTGGGCAGGCATGGCTCGGCTCGGTCGATTGCCCGCCGATGGTGCGCGCGGATGCCGAGACCGTGATCGCGTTCCTGCTCGCGGCTCAACATGGCACGTTTTATTTCCAAGACTACGCCAACCCGACGAATCGCGGGGGCGTGACAGGGACGCTGACGGTCACGACCGCAACGGCCAATGGGACCACGCTGACGTTCGGCGGCGCCACCGGCTCGTTCGCGCTCGGCGATTGGCTGCAAATCTCGACCTCGCTTTACAAGGTCATCCAAGTCAATTCGTCGTCATCCGTTGACGTGTTCCCCGTGCTGCGTTCGAGCTACGCCGCCAGCACGCCAATCATTTACGGCAAGCCCAACGACGCAGCTCGCGCGCAAGGCGTCTTTCGGCTCGCATCCGGCTCAACCGAGTGGTCGATCGACCTCGCGTCAATTTACGGCGTGAACTTCTCAATCATCGAGGACGTAGTATAATGAGCATCACAACCGCAGGCCGCACGATCTCGGCGGACATGGTCACGGAGGTCACGACAGCGCAGCTTTCGCCGATCCTCATGGCGCAGCTCAACTTCTCCACGCCGGTTTACTTGTGGAGCGGATACGGAACGATCACATACAACAGTATCGGCTACCTCGGGCTCGGCACGCTCGGGACGATTTCGCCGGTGGAGGAGACGACGGACCTTTCGGCGCGCGGCATCACGATGCAGCTCTCCGGCGTGCCTACGGCGATGGTTTACACGGCGCTGACCGAGGACTATCAGGGCCGAACGTGCTCGGTAATGTTCGGCGCGCTCTCGCCGACTGCGGGGCTCATCGCTTCGCCGATCACGATCTTTGCCGGCCGAATGGACGTGATGCAAATCAGCGACGACGGGCAAACGTCGCTCATCACCATGAGCGCGGAAAACAAGCTCATCGACTTCAAGCGGACTCGCGAACAGCGCTACACCGACGAAGACCAGCAAACGCTTTTCCCGACTTACGCCTCTATCACTTTGCCGGATCTCGGATTGGAGTTTGTTAACGCGATCCAAGAAAAAACGATCTACTGGGGAAACCAGAACACGACCAACGCGTCGAACTGGAATGGTGGCAGCGAGACAACGCAGCCCGACGACTAATGAACCGCGTTGAAAATTGGCCGAAGCTTTTGGCCGCGTTCATCGACGAGCGGCGCGAGGTTCCCTTTGCGTGGGGAAAGGCCGATTGCTGTCTGTTTGCGGCCGATTGGGTGCTGGTCTCGACTGGGCGCGACATCGCGCAGGAGTGGCGCGGGAAATACACCACGGCCTACGCAGCGCAGCGGTTCCTCAAAGCGGGTGGCGGCATTGAGAATCTCGTCGAGCGCGCAGGCGGTGAACGCGTGGCGACAGGGCTCGCACAGCGCGGCGATCTCGTCGCGCAGGATTGCGGCGATGGCGTGGCGCTCGGTGTTTGCATTGGCAACAGCGCAGCTTTTGTAACCGCAAACGGCATTGGCTTTGTTCCTTTCCCGTTTGGTTCCATCTGGAGATTCTGACCATGCCACAATTAATAATCGCTCAAGCTCTCGCCTACGTCTTCGCGGGAACCGCCTTCGCCGCAGGCGGTTTTGCGGTCGGCGGTTTTTCGTTGGCCGCCGTTATTCAATTCGTCGCGCTCACCGGAGCGTCAATGGCCGCGTCGAAACTGCTCGCGCCAAAGATGCCGAGCTTTTCCGACTCCTCGCTCTCGAAACGCTCGCAAATGGTGCGCTCTCCGATTTCGTCGCGCCAAATCATTTACGGCACATCGAAGGTTTCGGGCGTGGTCGTTTACATTTCCACGACAGGAAACAAAAACGAAAACTTACACATGGTCGTCGCGTTGGCCGGTCACGCGGTCGAAGAAATCGGGGACGTGTATTTCGGCGAAGACCTAGCTCTGACCGGATCTGGCTCATCGGCAAATCAGGGCCGCTTCATCGGCAAGGCTCAAATTTACAAGCAGCTCGGCAGCTCGACGCAGGTCGCGCAGCCGCAACTCG